GAGAATCTTTTTATTACGCAGTTTATCTTTATACTCATCACACTGTTGAATAGTCATCATCTTATCCATAAAGGTGCCTTTATGCACATATTCAAAAATAGTAGATGCAACTTCGTTGGATTTAGTTACCGTATTGCTTTCATTAGAAAGCTGCCGATAATGCGAGCGAAAGCCTTTGCCAATGTTCCATTCTGAGTAGTCATATTGTTGTTGAAAAGGTGACCCCCTGTATTTATTATCAATGGCTTTATTATCAAAATCCCAGGTACGTTTTTCATCATTAAGAGTCCATGTGTTAAGCATGTGCTCTTTAAGCAGGTACGGCTGAGACTTCAGAGTTACATTATTACGAGAGCATGCTGCAAGAATGGTTTCCATTTCACTGGCAAAGATAATGGCACCTTGCTTAGTGTATGCAATATACAACGGCCGCTCGTCATTACGAATAATGTTGAGAGTCTTGTCTTTAACATTGTACCACACCAGAGCATATGCTGCATTAATTTTCTGAAGGGCTTTCTCCACATCAGGTTCTTCATGCAGCACATGAGCCACTGCCTCAGTGTCTACCTCAGTGTCTTTGTGGTGAGAGTGGTCACCCTTGTACGTACCATTCTGTACAAGCACAATGTTGTCTTCAATAACAAACGGATGGGCGTTCTTGTCCGTGATCGACCCACGTGTTGCAGCGCGATTATGACCGACAACAAACATACCGCGTGAACAAATCCAACTATCGAATACTTTATAGTCAAACGTTTGTACAAACGACGCGCCGTTAGAGGCTTCCTTTAATACTTCTACGTTACCATCATAGTCCACACCAAAAACACCAGTGCTATCGAAGCCCCGAAGAGTATCAATAAGAAGCATATCACGGAACGTTCGAGTTTCATCTACGGTAAGTCCATTAGAAAAGCCTGTGATTAGGCCCACAATTCCACAAATAATAAAATCTCCATGACACCTTATAGGTGCTTCCAATGTTTAAAATTAAGTAAGCTGTTCACAGTGTTTTTGTGAACATTAAATAAATTTGCGAGTATTAGAAAGACCTTTCTTCGTTAGGAGGAGCCGGATTAGCTGGTGTATCTTCTATAAACCATTGCGCCGGCATGCCTCGTGGCCGGCGTTCCAGGCCCCGAATTCTGGCAATAGCTACTTGATAATCAAACGTAGAGTTTACTGGCATTGGATTAGCAGCAGTTATATTATTGTTATTAAACAATAGTTCTGCAACAGCGTCTGCATCGTTAATCCGAGTTACTGTCTTAGCTCTAGGCTTGTCTCGACCCATGAGACTATACTTTAGAAGCAGTACACCTTCTTCAAGCAAGGACTCATACCCAGGGGTAAGCAGATAAGTTGCCTCCTCCTTGAACACATCAAGCAACAGTCCATGATAGCGAGAATTGCTATTTAGATTTACAAGGCGTTCTTTCCATTCATCAAGAGTTGTTTCACGCACTGCGGCAAAAATACGGCTAATAATACGAAGCCATGCCTTAATAAATTCAACGTCACATGTACCAGCCATATGACGGAACTCAATGGTGCCTTGATCTACATTACACAGCGGCATAAGGTTTAGTGCCGTGTACTTATTCCAGTCACGGAACACATTCCAGTTACCTTCACTAAGCCTCTCAACAAAGCGATAGGTAATGGTAGTTTCAGAGAGAGGCACACAGAAAATATTCTTATCCCGGTCGTTGCCAATAAAATTAAACAACAACTTTTCTACGGCCTGATAGATAAGAACAATAGCCGATACTTGGTCAAGCGTAAGGTCACGGCAATTGGCATGCACATGTACCGAGCAGCGTTCACTATAATTAGTCTCATTAAATTTATTAGCTGCAAAGAATTTGTCAAGCCGCTCACTCAGATTGTTGTAGTACATAGGCAGGGTAATGAATTCCCAACCATTGTTACGCAAGCTACCGTCTCGTTCAGTACGGAATCCTCGCATATCTCCAGCTTCTTGGCTGGTGTTTTCAATCTCAAGCTCCACGCCCATAACTAGCAGAGGATCAGGGCCAGTGGGATATGCTGCACTAGCCTTGGAACTCCACGTTTCTAGTGGACTATAGGAAAAGATTTCGCTAAGTTTACTCACTCTTGATGCTCCAATCTAGGCCCAAACGCCTAATACAATCCGACAATTCTTGTTTCACAATGTCATTACGCATGGTAATAACATTATTATCAATGGTGGCAATTATTGTTTTATACAAATACACAGCCCTGTTTGCAACAGCAAAATGTTGGGAAAGTGCTACTGGCAAGGATGCATTTACTTTGTTAAGAATAAGCTCCTTATCGACTTTAATGGGATTTACGAAGATGGACTCCAGCAGTTGATAGGAAACACGTTCTGCTACAATGCCCCATGGCGTATGAATGTAAGCCCAAGTATTTTCTGTGCAAATACCACGCTTCCATTGACGCGCAGGATGCCTTTCAAGAAAGATAATGTGCCCATCGTTGGCATTGAACCAACCCATTTTAATAGGGATAAATTCAAAGATGGCACCGCCATCAATGTACGCAGTGTAGGTTTGCGTAGTGCCTTTAGTAAACTTAAAGCACTCTTCATCACCTTCTTGTAGATGTACAAGACTTTGCTTATCACCTTGCACTAGCCAGCCAAAGGTGTATGCATATCGGGCATTGAAGTCCCGATGATTTTCAGATGTGTATGTATCACGCATTGTATTGCTTACGCCATAGGAAGGGTGTAACGGTCAATGAGTTCTTGCGCAACGCTGCGGTTATTCTTATTAATGGCATGTACAATGGCCGGGCCTTCGAGTTCAACATTAATCTTATTTTGTTGCCATGCGTCCATAGCCATTTCTGTTGCACTCCAAGCCCATGCCGTATATGCCGGGTCAACAACCCAGAAATTAGACAGGGTACGATATTCACAACCATATGGCTTGAAACGGAATGCACCGGCCTTGCCATACAGTTCCTTACGCAGTGCGCCATCATCCAGAATAACGCTAGGCACACCCAAGAACAGGTCACAATACTTAATAAAACTAATGACCTCTGCTTCGCTCTTGAATTGATACCCAATGTGGACATGCCCGCCACAGGTACGCAGCGTCGCATCAGTAGCCTTTGGACGCTTGTTGGCTTTGCCATCCCGCCACGCATTAAAGTCAGGATCACAGCCGAAGGTACGAGCACGATGATCGACCAATTGTTCCTCAGGGAACAGTGTAGCAGATGCACGTGAAAGATACAAGCCCTTCTGGCCCATCTGATCGGACAAGTAGGACATCACCTTGTTAATGTTGTTAACAAACTGGTCTTTACTAGCAGCAGGTGGAACATTGTATTCCAATGCCACATTGTCTTCCTGCACTGCAAACCCATCACCAATGGGCAACGGAATGGGGTGCTCTTTAGTACCACCTACAAGGTCAATGGCACTAATGAAAGCACCAGCCGCATCAATCAGGAAACATTCGGGATCAGCGCCAAGGGTAAACATTAGACTTTCTCCAGTTTGTAAATAGTTGCTTCACCAAGTTCTTCTTTAGATTCTTCAAGAGTTAGAGGAGGATAATAATCATGCCGATGATCTTCATAAATTTCCTTAATAAACTTTCTTGCTTTACCTAGAGTTTCAAACGTGTGGTTCTGTGTTTCTCCGTTGAATTCAAATTCGCCTTCTCGGTTGCATTCCAAATGTACAACGTACATTATTGGTCCTTAATTTTTAAAAACAATTCAGCGTCTTCTTTACTACGAAAAGCGGCAAGCCATTGATAGGCATACAACGCAACCCCATCAAAGACACCATAGTAATCGGGACTAATTTCGTCAAAAGACTCATCTCCATAATAGTTTTCAATTCCTCGAATTACTAGACTCATTTATCCTCCGGGATATAGAAAAGAAACGCATGAAGCTTCGGCCCTTCGTAAAGATAATTACCATTAACAGCGGGCTGTTTGCTTTTATACACCATGTACTTAATAAAATCAAACTTCTCAATGTCCTCCATAAAGCATTCCAGTTGCTGGGTAGTCACAATGAATTGATAGTACCACCCTTTATTACAATGGTCAACAAACTTGGTTTTAAACCATTGCCCGTCCTCCAGACGTTTAACAGTGGCTTGTTCCTCCGAGAGGGTGTATCCTGCTGTGCAGCTTCCCCAACTGTATTGACGCCAATACCGAATAGGCTCAATATATTCATGGATTTTAATTAGCGATTTGTCCGTAATAGAAGCCACGGAGTTGTAGTGCACACTACAGACATTTAGCAGAGTGGTCTCAGCGACTACGGGAGCATCAGCGATCATTACAGGAGCACTTTCTGCGACTACCATTCTTCATCCTCCTCCGGTTCGTCACGTTGTTCTTCAATTAAACAATGCTTGAAGTGCATATATTGTCCATTAACAAGTTTAACGGACTCAATGAAAAAATCAGGGTGTTCTTCAGCCTCGTTTTTATCTGAAAACCAAATGGTTATGCCTTTATTTTTACCGTTGTTTGACTCGGTAAACAATGATCCACAGCATTCACTGGGCTTCCAGTCCTCGTAACTGTTGTATTTAAATTTTGGAGGTATCTGAGTAAACGCCGGCCAATTACCCATGGTCTCTACCCATTTAAAAAACAAGATACTCATTTGATTTTCCCATGAATAAAAGACATAAGGTAACGATTGGCAGGGCTGTCTGCGGCCATCATTTCAGGATGCCATTGAATAGCAAAACCCTTAAGGGATGGATAGTAAATAAACTCTGGCTCAATGTCTCGGTTAACAATATTATCCTCGTCCCAATATTCATCGGAAAGCTGGTGCTTGGACCATGCAATAAGCTCATGATCCGTACCATCGGGCACCATCATCTGATGGTGAATACTGTTGACGTGGAATACTTTATTGTCCGCAGTTAGCACTGGATGTGTGCCGTAGTGGTTATTAATATGCTGAATAAGGTACCCACCAGCCAGAGCAGTGAGCATCTGACCACCACGACACAACCCGATGATGGGGACTTTCAGTTCCTGGGCACGTTGCATGATCGACCATTCGGCCTTATCGCGCCGGTTAGGTTCAACATCACCATGGCCCATTGGGCTTAGTTGCTTGTTATATAGGGCAGGAGAGATGTCGCCCCCACCATGCACAATAAGCACATCACCCTCACGCATGTTATCCGCTTCCCTTGCACATGCTGTGTCATCAAAGATGTGCATGTGATTGAAAGGATGAAAGTCTTCATACAAAGCAGATACTAGGCGCATTACGATGCACTCCCCCATTTAACTTTATTACCATCACACTTGATGCACCACTCAGCATATCGCGGATTGTTCTTATATGCCCGTGATGCTTTGGCACAATTCTTTGCCCACGTAGGGGGCACAAGACCCTTCTTCTTACCACTTTCACGACTAGCTCGGGCATTCTTAGTAAGCTTACGCTTTTTCCAAGTACCCATACCATACGAAACTACATCGCTCATTTAATATCCTTAAGTAGCAGGCATCAAGCCCTGGTCAGTAAACACAGCACGGGTAATGGGGCCGGGCTCAGAACGAATAACTTCGGAACATTGTGCAACAGCCCATGCAGTACCCACATATCGCTCGGCAAGTTTGTTTGCCAAGGCACGAGCAACTTCAAGCGTGTTAGCTTGATAGTAATTAACCTTATTACTCATATCCCCACTGTAATCAGTGTGTTCTTCCTGAACCATTAGATTATAAATAACATTACCGCCCAGCCAGCCGGGGGCATTGAAAGAGCCACGGCAAATCTTGTCATCATCGACACGAACAACAACATAAGGTGTCATTACAGTTTACTCCGTTTAAGTTGAGAATGATGGCAATGTTGCATGATGCCATCGTCAAACAACACTCTAATGTAATGTGGTTTATTAGAAATCCACGTTACTAAATCTGAATTGTGTTCTACGCTTACAATAGTGCCCCTTCGTGATGAACGCCTTACTTTAACCCTATCATTTTCCTTATATGGCAACGCATTAATGCTACGCTGCAATATATATGGCCTATACTCAGGATTGGACGGCTCGATACGCTTCGAGTTTGGCGAGAATTTCTGATCCGATGTGTTCTTTACAACGATCGAGTATGAGATCATATTTAGGTGTAATAAGTTTATTAATTTCCTCTTTAGTCATAATACGGAATGCTTCGCAACTATCCCAGCGTTTAAACAATTGGGCTTGCGGATAATCAACCGAGCCCATGCTGAGAATTTGCAGGACTTTAGGAAAATTATTGTAGCTTGTAAAAGTCAAGTATTTGAAATCTCGTTCCACATCACAAACAAGCAAACATTGGCCCAACATATGCACGCTGCTTTGCCCATAACAAACAAAGTCGCCTTCAGCAAATGGCATGGACTCTAAATACTTAGAAAGAGAAGCATTGTCTGTAATGCGTGGTGATCGGGGATCAACCCACGGGACTACATTGCTTTTAACTTCTTTAACAACAATGCTGTGGCTAATCATTTGTCGTTCGCTTCAAATAAGTTACAAAACATACTTGTACACATAGTACCAAGAGTTCTCGTTAATGGTGTCATCCAGTTCGCACATATACTCCAGCCCAGCCAGGATGCGGGGTAGTTGACGCTTGTTGATGGTTTCCTGCACAGCAACACGGGCGAATGATCGACCTTCTTTGCGTGAATACTGGTCTTTAGGACTACACAGTGCAACACGCATCAGCACATTGTTACTGTCTTGTGCTTCTTCAATGTATGCAGTAAACCCTCTTGGATGTCTATTGGGAAGCTTGCCAGGAAGGTGATGACGATGAATGAAGAAAGGTTTAAACATTTTTGTTCCAAGATTTAACAAAATAAATAGTACGCTCAGTTTCTACATAGTCCTCTTCTTTACGCACAATGGGACTTGTGTGAATCAATTTGGTATTTGTTACCGCTCCTGGGTAATAGCAATGCTCCTCAGGGTAGTTTTCAGGATATCCCCACAGCAAATTAAATTCGATGTAGGCATTATTGATATTAACAACCGGCTTTGTCACTGGAATTCTCCACATTAGCGCGTGGCAATGGCATAGCAGTTACGGGACATGGTGTGCATGTCCTGCCCATAGGTAATGGGCATGTTAGGGGCCAGCAGGCTATCCAGTTCGCGCAGGGTTTGATGATCGACCCTTTCACCCGCAATGCGGTAGGTTCCATTGCGACCTTGCCTTACTCTGGTCCACCCTGAGCCGTAAGGCGAAAATTGGGTACCAAAGAAAATGTCATATGTGTTGTGATCCAGTCTACGAGCTTCCATTTTATTCTCCTTAATTAAAAGACCATTTAAACGTGTTGCCACACCAAATCAAACTACTCAAAGTCCATATAGCAGCACTAATGTTACCTGCTGACAAAGAAAACAGCATGCTTACAATATGCACAATAATTAAGAGAATAAACATTATTTTCTCCAAGATAAATTAAAGCCGCTTCCAGCGGCATTGTGATGTTGAATGAAACGTGCTACCGCACAGGCAGCAGAACTTAATATACATTATTAACCCCTCCCAGAAATAAGATAAAGATAATTAAGTTCTTTAACCATGTTTATTGCACTCACTTCGGTTAGGATTTTAACATCCATGATTGTACCATCAGGGCGAAGCACGGTCCAATATCCATTGCGGTAATCTCGCCGCCGTGTCCCAGGCTGATACAATATTGAATACTGTTCAATAGAGAATGTTGTCATTATCATCGTCTCCAAAGGGGTCCACGGACCCAGACAACAGCCATACCCATGTGTCATACAACGACACCCACCAACTACGAATGTTAGTGAATAGTTCAATCATCATACCCCTCCCCCAATAACCGTAGTTCTTCAAACCTACGGTTGGCATACTCATTTTCGAGCAGGGCCATAAGGCTAGTCATTGTGCTGTCCTTAATTGTATTAACGTCAAGCCCACTTTGCAGACGCTCCAACAGGAGTTCTGCAATGTCGGATGTGGTGCGAATGTTTTGCATTAACGATTCCCCTTGTGACTGTAGGGACTGAGGACATCCGCTGCTGTATGTGCATACACATAGTTGCTTTTGGGCAGCGGGACAATGGTATGTTTGACTTTGCGTGAGGATTTTTCCCCACATACAAGGCAGCAGCGATAGCCAGCATTAAACCTGTTAATGCTGTAACTTTCGCCACAGCCACAAACCATGTCGGAATCCGCAGCGGCGTTACGCTGCAATGCTGCTATTGCGTTGAGCCGCATGCTGCGCCTTTCGTGCCGACCGGGAATGATCGACCTTCGTGACATTGCTGCACGTATAGGCTTTCGTGAAGCCCGTGTTGTGCAATTGCTTGGTACGTGCAAAGGTACGAAGTACCTCAACACTACCACCAACAAAAGCGCGAGAAGAAACGGTATTCATAATATTAATCTTCGTCACTGTCAAGTGACTATCTGGAGTGTAGAAGTACACCCATTGCAAACCATTTAATAGAATAAACGGTTTGCGATGAGTGCAAAGGGCCGAAGCCCCTTGCCCCATTCCCTTACGAGAGCAGCTACCCTGCAACTACTCTTGCGTCGCGTTGAAGGCGTCGATGACTGCCTTGAATGCGGCCAGCCCCTCGACATCATCGTCGGCCGGGGCATTCCTCTCGGCCCACTTGGCGAACTTGACGCACCACGTATCAGCCGTGCGCCCGGCCTTGCTGGCCTTGAGGGACACAGCATATTGCCGCATCATCTCGAAAGAGCAATCGCCCAAGCCCACAGTGGACGGTGCCACGCGTTGCTTAGTGGCAACGAATGCGCACAGTCCCTCAATGGTGCCCTGTCCATTGAAGCATTCGGCAATCGTATTAAGATTGCTAATTTGCACAGTGGCCGACGCAACACGCTTGGCTGCTGCCTTGCTGTCTTCTTTGGACGGGTTGGACGGGTCGGCGGCCATGCTTTCAGCGTTGCGCTTCTTCATATCCTTAAGCCAGTCACGCATGGTGGCCATGTACGCATCGCGGCCGTCGGTCGTCAGGCCGATGACTTCCAGCGCGAAACCGCGCCACGACCCGGCTTGCCCGATGACATAGGCAACGACACTGGCCGCAAGCATGTTAGCTGCAAGTACCGCGTCGCGCCCTTGTGCCGGAATGGGCTTCTTGACCATCGGCAGGGAACCAGTGTTAGCGATGGTTTGCAGAGAGTGAATCATGATTTTCCTCATTTAGAACATTAATGGTGAATGACCATTGGCATTTCCCGAATTATGTCGGGCCATTGTGCAGATGCACTCTAAACACTCGGAAAGCATTTAGAGTGCCCCTCGCATAAGGGTTGCACAATATTACTAGATGTTCCCATGGGTGCGCACGCACCCAAATATCAATTCTCTAAAATCACATAATCAATGCCAAGAGACTCCAGCATTTTTACTTCAGCATCATCAATCCAAAAACCGGCCGGGCAGACCACGGCAAGGGTTTCAGGATGAACAATATCTATGGCGGGCCATGCTCCCTTGCCTGATTTTGAACGACTAATGACACGATGCAAGGGTACCGCATCGATGCCATCCAGAACAAAACCACACTTGTGGGCATGCTCGCGTGCTTCTTGATAAGAAATCATTTCAGTTTCACACTGCGCACCATGCGCATCCATGGAAACACCTAGTAAACATCCACCCGACGCATCCCGCGCGGGGTTGTCATCTGCCCATAGTCCCCTAGTTACCATCCTAGGCATTGAACAGACATGGTTGACACACTCGGCATTTATCTAGTGCAGCCTGCTCGCGTGCCATCACTGGCATTGTAGAGCACTCTCCCGAGTCTATTGGGCTACAACGTCTAGGCTTTGCCTAGTCGAGTGTGATGCAGTGACCCTAGACCGGTGCATTCGCTGGCCTTCCCAGTAGGGTGTACATCATTCAGATTTTTAAAGATCACTCACTAGCTAATGAAATTAACTAGGAAGCCCAACTATATAGGAATAAAGACCCTGATGCAAGTAGGGACATTTACCCGACTAAATCGCTCGGGTATTCTCCCGCTGGTCGGCCTGCACTGCCTGACTGGGGGCGCGGGGCGCATGCCCGCACGCGAATAGCACAAATAAACCCATGTTGTCAACCATGTCTTTCCACACTGTAGGGCAGTATTCCACCATGTGGGAACATCGTTCAAATAGTTTGAATTGTGCTTAAAAATGAGGCAAAACTGTATGTCCATACATGCCTCTAGAACGCACCAGGATGACCGTAGAGCGATTTTCCGCTTTGGACATACGCACCCCCAGGGATCGGCTGGAATCGTCTTCTAGACCCCTTTCCGTCAATCTGTGCATTCTGCACATTTGAAGTTATCCACAGGTTATGCACAGGGAGCACGTATACCCGATAGTTCAGTGGATCGGCTATCAATGTGATGTGACCCTAATTAATTCAAGTTAGTAACCACTTACTTCTACATGTTAATGCGAATGATTCTCATTTAGAATTGGAGTAGAACCATGTCATCCCCCTAGAGTTAGGGGGTGGGGGGGAAAATCGTGTGGGGACAATTGTGGAGTAATGCACCTTATACAATTTTCTCATAGTTTTTAGAAACAAGGCTATTTTCGCCTTACGGCTCATCATTCCATCTCCCCCACAAATAAAAATGGCCCTAAAACCGATTTAAACCGGGTTTAAAGCCATTATTTTAGGTAGGGAGCTACGTGGGTAGCTTGAAGAGCATACACCCCTCTTAAAACGCGTTTAAAACGTTTTGTATGTTTTCGGTCGCTGAGGCTCCCTACTCGCTAAGGCTCGTGCTCTCCGCTAGGGTAGGATAAGAAAGAAAAAGAAAGGTCTCTCTTAAACTCTCTAAAGAAAAAGAAAGAATAAATATAAATACAATAATACATAAATACAAATACAATACATATAAATACATATGTATTTTATTGTATCATACTTTTTTGTATTTGTCAATAGTGTTCTTTTCTATGTATTCTGCTATAAGTCTATGCTCATTGGCTGTGCCATCGTTTTTAATGCGGTTGGCACGCCATGAGCAAATAAAAACATTACCAACTACATATCCTCTATTTGAATCTATCCTATCAAAAGAGCAGGAATTCTCCTGCCTTTTCTCTGCAAAGTAGTCCAACTCCAGTCCTAAAATTGGACAGTGTGTGGGCCACACAATGTCTCCAAATTGAATTGAAAACTCTACATTGTTGTTTAATGCTGCAACGCGCTTTGCGCGAAACTTTGCTCTTTGCTGCTGCCAAAGTTCGGAACCTCGGTCGGTTCCCCAAAACCTTTCTAATCGAGTTTTATGTTTAAGATGACGAACATCTATAGGGCGTAAGTCAACTTTTAAACGACCAAGAACTTGTTTAATGCGCTGTCGAGACACACCATAGTGTTCTCCTATTTTTGCTAGAGGCGTTCCTTCGTGAATAAAGTTAAGTAAATTTTCTTTTTCTTGTTTCCAATTGATTTGTGTTTTAAACATGGGTTCTCCTAATGATTGACAAAGGTACTATTATTATATCATACTTCTACTTGATTGTCAATAGAGTACCGTGTTATAATATAGGTGTCTAGTATAACTCTCTACAAAGGAACGAAGTGACTGCTTTAACATCCTATAGTACCGAACAAAAGTACGATATTCTTGAGAAAATCGAGATTTACGGGAACCTCCGAGAGGTGTCCCGACAGTCAGGTATTCCCTACAATACTCTACTTGCTTGGAAGAAGCAGGATTGGTATCACTCTATGATGACAGACATTCGGGCTGCTGCTAGGGCAGAAATGACCAGCAAGATGTCCCGCATTGTGGACAAAGCTCTTGCTGCGGTTGAAGATCGCATTGAGAATGGGGAGAAAATCCTAAACAATAAAACAGGTAAATTCATCACCAAACCTGTTGTGCTGCGTGACGTAGCTCGGGTAGCTTCTGACTTGCTGGGTAAGCAGGTGAAGCTTGAGGAGCTAGCTAGCAAGGAGGCACACAAAGATGAAAATATTTCTGACACTTTGCAACAACTTGCTAAAGAGTTTGCAAAGTTCAATCGTAAGGGCAGTGGAGAAGTGGTTGACATCACGTTTTCCGAGGTAAAGGAAAATGCATCTACACTTTGAGCCAGTTCAGTGGATTGTACGCGGATACAAAACTGGGTCCTATGAGGACAACAGTGAATTTGACATGGTATTTTCCATGTTTAAAGCTGACCGCACCCGCCTGTACATCTACGCTGCTCACGGTAAAATTCCATTAGACATTCGCCGTCGTTTGGCTGAATTTGTCAAAGAACACGACATTGAAGAAGTAGTGTTCACCCATAAAGGTAAAACTTCTGTGTATTTGACAAAGGAATAGTATGCCGTTCATGAAGAAAGACCCAAAAACGGGTAAAAGTGTTCGAGATTATCGCAGAGAGGTTGACCTTTACACTTCCAAGCCGGAAGTCATTCGTAAACGTGTCGAGCAAAACAAAGCTCGCCGTATGATGGAAAAAGCAGGAAAGGTTAGCAAAGGCGATGGTAAAGACGTTGACCATAAAACGCCTTTGTCCAAAGGCGGTAAAACAACTAAAAGCAATCTGCGTGTAGTGTCGCGTTCTAGCAACAGATCGTTTAGACGTAACTCTGACAGCAGTGTGCTAAACCAGATTTCTAAAAAGGGTAAATGATACTCACAGCCGACGTAATCGCAGGATTCTCGGGTAGTCTTTTACAAAGTAGTTTTGACAACGCAGTAGAATCTCCTAAATGCCATCTAGAATGGTGGACATATTGTACCTCAACCCAAGCAAAAGTGGCGATAGCCGCCCCCAGACTTCATGCAAAAAGCACCGCAGTATCCCTGGCTTATGTTCTTGCAAGCGTATGCTTTCGTGAACGTAGTTATGTTCTTCTTATATCTGACACTATTGCTCAGGCAACTCAATTCCTAGCAGACATTAAGCGACAACTCATTGACAATGAAAAGGTAAAGAGCCTATTCAAAATCAAGGAGTTTACCAAAGACACCGAAGATGATGTCATTGTTTTGTGTGAAGATGGGCATGAGTTTCGCATTGCTGCCAAAGGCAGTGAGCAAAAAATGCGGGGTCTTAAGTGGAACAGCAAACGGCCTGACCTCATTGTAGGGGACGACCTAGAGAATGATGAAATTGTTCTCAACAAAGACCGCCGAGACAAGTTCAAGCGATGGTTCTATGGTGCTGTAATTCCCTGTCTTGCCATTCATGGTGTCATTAGAATTGTAGGAACCATTCTCCATGAGGATAGTTTCCTAAACAACCTAATGCCTAGCGAGTGGGACAAGCGCACAGTCGTTACACCCCTTAAAACGTACAAAAAAGACGTAACTCGGGGGGAGTGGTTGTCCCTAAAGTACAGAGCCCACAGCGATGACTTTGAGCACATTCTTTGGCCTGAAAACTACAATAAAGACTGGTTTGTAAGCAAGCGGCAGGACTTTATTGAGCGGGGTTTGCCCGATGTTTACTCCCAAGAATACCTAAATATTCCCATTGATGAGTCCATTTCCTACTTCAAAACAGCCGATTTTATGGCTGAAACACCTGAAGATAAGAAAATGCGACTCAATTACTATGTGGCAGCCGACTTGGCTATTTCCAAGGAATCCCAAGCCGACTACTCAGTATTTGTCGTGGCAGGACTGGACGAGAATCGGATTTTGCACGTAAGGCAAGTTATCCGTGAACGGTTGGATGGACGAGAAATAGTCGATACCATCATGAATCTGCATAAAGTCTATGAGCCTCAGATATTTGGCATTGAAGAAATGCAAGTATCTAAGTCCATTGGACCCTTTTTGCGAGAAGAAATGGTAAAAACTGGAATCTACCCCTCCATTGTACCCCTAAAACACAATGGCAAGGATAAAATTGCAAGAGCACGGTCAATTCAAGCTCGTATGCGTGCTAAAACAGTTAAGTTTGATAAGGCTGGGGACTGGTATCCCGCCTATGAAGATGAACTTAAGAAGTTTCCTCGCGGAACCAAGGATGACCAAGTAGATGCTTCAGCTTATTTAGGCATGATGCTCGACTCTTTAATAGAAGCTCAAACTGATAAGGAAGTTGAAGACGACTACTACTATGAACAACTACATGAATCAAACACCGGAAATGCAGGAAGAAGCGCCTGGACAGGATACTGAAGAGCAATCTTTACGAGCATTCTTGGAATCCAAGAATATTGCGGAGAAGCTCGACGACGAGAAACTGGAGGAGATTTCCCAACAGGTTTCTGATGGATTTGAGTACGATTTACGTTCGAGAGCCCACTGGGAAAAGTGCCTTACCGAATGGACCAACCTTGCCTTACAGGTAAGAGAAGAAAAATCCTGGCCTTGGGTGGGAGCGAGCAACGTTAAATATCCTCTGCTGTCTACAGCAGCAATGCAGTTCAATGCGCGTGCATACCCTTCCCTACTCCCCTCCACAGGGGACATTGTTAAATGTGAAGTTATTGGATATGACCCACAAGGCTTTAAGCTAGATCAAGCTAAACGTGTTGCCAAGTTCCTTTCCTACCAGCTTCTGAATGAGATGACTGGGTGGGAAGAGGACATGGACAAGCTTCTCATCATGCTGCCCATTGTGGGCACTTTGTTTAAGAAGACCTATTACAACCCAGTGCTTAAGCATAATGTTTCTGAGCTTATTCTGCCCAAAGACATTGTGGTTAACTACTGGGCCAAAAGCCTGGAAACCGCTGAGCGTGTTTCCCAAGTCATTGAGCTAAACAAGCGTCAAGTTAAAGAACGTCAGATGTCTGGTATTTATCTGGATATTGACCTTGGTGAGCCAACTCCTTGGCAGCGGGATGGTACCAACACAGCGGTTGTACAAGACGCTACAATGCCATACCAGTTCATTGAACAGCACACTTATTTCGACATGGACGACGATGGTTATGCTGAGCCATATGTCATTACCTTTGAGCGTGTAAGTAAAAAGGTGGTGCGCATTGTTCCACGTTTTGATGAAACGACAATGTATGTTGATGAAGACACGGGCGACCTGCAAAAGATTGATGCTATCCAATATTACACCAAATTTTCTTTTATTCCTAATCCTGATGGCGGGTTTTATGACATTGGTTTTGGGCTTTTACTTTCTCCATTAAACGAGTCAGTTAACACCCTTATTAACCAGCTTATTGATGCTGGTACCCTAAGTAATCTAAATGGGGGCTTCCTGGGTAAAGGACTAAAACTCAAGATGGGCGACACCACATGGAAGCCCGGTGAGTGGAAGACAGTACAGAATACGGCAGACGACCTGCGTAAGCAAGTCATGCCATTGCCAGCTAAAGAACCCTCAGCAGTACTATTTCAACTCATGGGTACTCTGGTTACCTCAGGCAAAGAACTAGCTTCTGTGGCTGAAATTTTTACGGGTAAAATGCCCGGCCAGAACACTCCAGCCACTACAACAATGGCTACCATTGAGCAGGGTATGAAGGTGTTTACGGCTGTCTACAAACGTATTTACCGCGCCCTAAAGCAAGAATACAAAAAGCTGTTTACCCTAAACAGCATTTATCTGGATATGCAAAAATACCAGAGTGTGTTGGATGGTCCAATTGGCCCAGAAGACTTTAGCAACAAAGACTACAATGTATGTCCCAGTGCTGATCCTTCGACTCCTACACAAACTGAAAAGCTTATGAAGGCACAGGGTCTGCTAGAGCTTCTTCCCACCGGCATCCTTGACCCAGTTGAGGTTGTCCGCCGTGTGCTAGAAGCCCAAGAACAGCCTTCTATCGAACGACTCTTTAACAAGCAAATCCAACAAACTGGTGAGTTTCAGCCACCTCCTGACCCTAAGCTGCAAGAAATGCAGATGAAGGGCCAGATTGAGCAGCAGAAAGCTCAGATGGATATGCAGCAGAAACAGTTTACTTCCGAGCTAGCGGCCCGGGATCAAGCTACCAAGCAAGCAATGGAAATGCAAAAGCAAGAGCAAAATGCTCAGATGCAAGCAATGGCTGCTAAAATGGATGCAGCAATTAGTGTTCATAAACAGCGTATTTTCTCTGCCACAGAGCAGGCGAAGGTAAACCAACAGCTTACGCAGAGTGAGCAGCAACATCAACAGAAAATGCGCCACCAAGAGGAGCAAGCTAAATTACAGAAACAACAGACAAAGACATCTTCCAAGACTGGAAAAACAACCAAGTAACTAAAGCTGTGTTTACTGGCCTACAAGAGAGGCTTACATTTCTAACTGAAATGCTACAGGAACAAGCTGGAGTTGATCCAGGCAAGGATCGATACACATGCGGCTACATTGCCGCAGTCAACGATATGCTACGTATTTCTCTAGACGATATTAAGGAGGCTTAATGGCAATTACCCCGACAGGGCATCGAATTCTCATTGAACAGGAAGATTTACACGAACACGACGATGTGTACAAGTCTGCTAAAAATAGTGGCATTATTGTACAGCTAGACCGGAATGTGAAAGCACAGGAAGGCGTTGATGTAGGTGTGGTACGGCTAATCGGACCAACCGCGTGGAAAGACTTTGGTGGTGAGCCTTGGTGCAAAGTAGGCGATAAGGTAGTGTTTGCTAAGTATGCTGGTAAATCTGTAGAAGACCCAGCCGACAAAGAAAAGCATTTCACTATCCTGAACGATGAAGACATTGTAGCCGTTATCTCGGAGTAATATATGACAGAAAATACAGAAGTTAAAGTTGACGTAACACCAGAACAAACCCCCGCCCAAGAGCGTGAGTATTCTTCAATTGAAATCAAAGCCATTGAACAAGGCTGGATTCCTAAAGAAGATTTTGATGGTGATGTATCGGAATTTATCGATGCGCCCGAGTTTGTACGACGTGGCGAGTTGTTTCGTAAGATTGAAACGCAAAGCAAAGAGGTTAAGGCCCTTCGCAATGCGCTAGAGGCTTTTAAGACTCATCACTCTAAGGTTAAAGAAGCGGAGTATGAGCGGGCTCTAAAAACTCTAAAAGATGCACGTAACCAAGCATTTGTAGATGGTGAACATGAGCGTGCGTTCGCTCTTGAAGAAAAGATTGACGAAATTAAAACTGAGAAGGCTGAGGTAGTCAGACAAGCTGCCGAGCCTATTGTTGAAGACAACACCTATACACCCGAATTTGTTAATTGGGTTTCACGCAATAGCTGGTATGAAAATAACCGTGTAATGCGTAAAGCAGCAGATGCAATTGGACTAGAACTACACAATGAAGGTAAAAGTCCTTCCGAAGTGCTAAAACTGGTAGAAATTGAAATTAAAAAGGAATTTGCACATAAATTCCGACCTGCTGCTGCCGACAGAGAAATTGCTGTGGAACCTTCCACACGCTCTGGCGGTAAAGGAGACAGCTTTAAACTATCTGCGGATGAAGAAGAAGTGATGCGACAGATCGTACGCTCTGGTGTAATGACCAAAGAGCAATACATTGCAGATTTGAAGAAGATTCGCTAAGGAGAATATTATGGCAAGACAAACAGCAAGCGCAAGTGCGCGTCCTACTCGAACTCCTGTCACTGGCCGCAATGTGTTAACAGTAAGTGGCAAAGAGCCAGGATACTCGTATCGTGTGGTAAACGATCAGGGTAGTCGAGTTGCAGAATTTCTTGATAGGGGGTATGAGCTTGTCGAAGCATCCGACGTTCGCGTTGGTGATAAACGAGTTAATGCGACCACCCCAGAAGGTACTAAGGCTCAAGTTTCCGTTGGCAAAGGTGAAAAAGCTTTTGTCATGCGTATTAAGCAGGACTGGTATGATGAAGATCAGAAAGCCAAGCAAGTACAGGTAAATGAACTTGAAGCCGCAATTAAACAAAACGTATCCGGTGCCGCCGATTATGGTACTGTTAAAATCAGTACAGGCGGAGGATAATATTTAGGAGTTGTCTTTATGGCACAAGTTTCTCGTATTAACGGCTTTCGCCCCGTAAAGACTGTCACAGGCGCTGCCTGGAATGGTCAAGGCGAAGTATGCTTTATGGATGCCGCTGACGCAACAGTGGTTATGGTTGGGGATGCTGTGCAGCTAGCGGGCAATGCTCGTGCTGCCACTGGTGTTCCAACTGTAACTCGACTGCAATCAGCTACTGGCGCCACTACAGGCGTATTTGGTATTGTTGTCGGTATTTTGTTTTCTGGTATGGGGGACACTGGTAACGTGCCTCCTGTTACCGATCTGAACACTCCTGTGTTCCGTCGCGCTAGCACCGATCGTTATGTGCTGGTGTGCACTGATCCCAATGTAATCTATGAAGTGCAAATTGCCGGTGCTGGCCCTGCTGCCGCTGCTGCAACTGCACTAGTGGGCCTAAACGGTCAATTTACGCTAACTGCTGGTAATACAGCCACTGGCAATTCAGGCATGCAGCTTGATTCTGCTGGCACTGCTACTACTGCTGCTCTCCCACTAAAAATTGTAGGCATTCCCAATCGTCCCGACAATGTACCCGGTGATCCATTCCTAAGCTTTTACGTGAAGCTGAATATGACCCAGTACAACGGCGGTGTTGTTGGTATTGTTGGCGTTTAATTAGGAGCATAGAATATGAGTATTATCAATAGTGGCTCCTTTGCAAAAGCCCTCTGGCCTGGTGTTAACGCTTGGTACGGTAAAGCATATAGTGAATATCCAGTAGAATATACAAAGCTGTTTGATTCTTTTAAAGATTCTAAAGCTTTCGTAGAAGACGTTGGTATTTCTAGTTTTGGTCTAGCGGTGCAAAAGCCTGAAGGCGCACCAATTTCTTACGATAGTGAGCGTCAAGCTTTCATTACTCGTTATCAACACGTAACCTATGCGCTTGGTTTTATTATCACGCGCGAAATTATGGAAGATGACCAGTATGCTGTTGTAGGTGAGCGTAAGGCCCAGGGTCTTGCATTCTCAATGCGACAGACCAAAGAAATTGTTGGTGCAAACGTTTATAACCGTTACAACACGGCTGGTTTCGTTGGTGGCGATGGCGTAACCCTACTCAGTGCGGTTCACCCCAATCTGGCAGGTGGTACTTGGTCCAATCAAATTGGCACTGCTGCTGACCTTTCGGAAGCTGCTCTGGAACAAGCTGTCATTGATATTGCCGGTTTTACCAACGACCGTGGTCTGCTCATTGCTGTGCGGCCAAAGACCTTAATTATCCCACGTCAGCTTATGTTTGAAGCCAAGCGTATTCTAGGTTCTGACGGTCGTGTTGGCACTGACAACAACGACCTGAATGCCATCAAGAATATGGGCCTCATTCCTGAGACGGTTGTTAATCACTATCTAACTGACACAGATGCTTGGTTTATTCGTACTGATGTGAAACATGGTATGAAGTATTTTGAGCGTCGTGGTGATAGCTTCGATATGGATAACGATTTTGACACTGAGAATGCCAAGTACAAGGCCACTGCTCGTTACAGCTTCGGCTGGACCGATCCACGCGGTATTTACGGCAGTCCGGGCGCCTAATTAACCTAGGGGGACTTTGGTCCCCCGTTTAAAAAGGAATAATTATGAGCGTTTCTAATCCGAATCTTTCATACCCCAAGCCAAGAAACGTCCTTAGTAAAATCATTCCGATTGCTCGGACGGATAGCTCCACTGTAAAGTGTGTGCTTCCTAAAGATGCAATTATTATTGATGTTACTTGCTACCAAAACGTTAATGCAGGCACTAACGCTGCGACGTGGACGGTGGGTTGGACGGGTGATACTGATGCAGTGCTTAATGCTTTTTCAGCAGCCACCACGGCTGTTGGCTTAGTTAAACCAGGCACGGCCATTGGTTCTGGTGTTTACACGCCGCTTACGGCGGATCGTGCGGTGTTTAGTACCTTTGGTGGTACGTCGGCTTCAGGCGGTACTGGTTTTGTTACCATTACCTATTTCATGCCTGGGCCGGGTGAAGCAGTAGACGACTAACGTCCAATGGGGGTGCGAAGCCCCCTCTTAATATTTTAAACCCTGTAAGCGAAAGCCAATCGAGGAGATTAATATGGGTCAACATGCAACAATGCACGTAAAGAGTACCGAAGATTTTAACGGTCAAGATGGTAAATGGCTACCCGCTCGCGGTAACGTAGCGGGTCAGCTTTCTATTGCCCTTCTTGCCGGAGAGCTTCAGTCTCTAAACCGCCTTGCTGGCGGCGCAATTTATAACTATACGGCAGTGACTGCTGATACGGCTGTGTCAAGCACGCCTGCTATTTTCGGTGGTATTATCTGTTTGACTAACGGCACAATGGCTGGTATTTATGACAATACTGCTGCTAGCGGACAACTAATTTATCCAAGCACGGCAATGACTGCCGGACAGATGATTGTGTTGCCTGCTGCCATCATCACGGAGATTGGACTATACGCGGACTGGACCAGTGGTTCATTCCTTGTGCTCCATGCTTAAGTCATGGCTGTTATCTACATTGATCCGTCTGCCCTCGTAACGGGTTCAGGAACATTTGGCGATCCTTTTCGCTCGTGGTCTAGTGTAACCTGGACTGCTGGCAATTTTTACCTTCAGAAAGAAGGTACAACCTTTAATGGTAGTGTAACCATTGGTGCAACAGGCACTGCTGGCAATATTATTACACTGGGTACATATGATGCTTCGACTGCGGCACAAATTACCGCAGACAAGAAACGACAAGCTAAAATTGCACCCAACAGTGATACTGACGCTGTGTATGGCACTGGACGAGATTACATTACTGTCATCAACTTAGATGTAGTTTGTGGCGGCGGGTTTCCTAATGCAAGCGTGCGCTTAGTAAATGGTAGTAATCTTATTGTTGAAAACAACACATGCTCTGTGCGTTCAGGACGCACTGGTTCATATGGAATCCGTTTAGATAATGCGACTGGATCAGGTTTATCTTGCACTAATTGGACAGTCCGTGGAAATCTTATTACATCAACCGGCGGTAACTCTCCCATTATTTGCATTAGATCATCCACTGCCGGAGAAGGATTGTCTAATGTAATTGTGGAGAATAACACAATCTCCAACTGCCTAAATGCAGGGGGAGGTTCTACACACGGTATTTGGGTTTCATCTAGAGCCGCGTCGGTGTCTGTTGATCGCCCTGGTCTTAGCGTTTTTGGCGTTCAAATAAAAAACAACATTATTGATGGTATTGCTGGATACGGCATTCTTGCATCGGCTATAAGTGCCGGCACCTCTTTTTACAATACTATTGAAAATAACTTTGTACGCAATGTAGGTACCGGTGCTCTTGATATTCATTGTATTGGTTTACAGGGGGTACAAGATTGTATTGTAGCAAATAATGTTGTGGACAAGTCTTACGCTTTACGTGGCGGACAAACTGGTACAGGTGTTGGCATTTTTATTGATCAAGGCCCTGTAACATCGGAAGATGGTTGCGACCGTGTGCGAGTATTTGGCAATAAAATTAGCAATACCGGCATTGGTAGCTCACCAAATATCGAAGTTGGCGGAGCGGCAATTTTTGTCCTTGCAAGTCGTCAAATTGAAGTATTTAGTAACTACATGGAAAACTGCCCCAATGGTGTGGTAGTTCAAGGGGGCTTTCCGTTGACTCATGGGTCACAAAACGTCTTGGTGCAAAACAACACAGCAGTAAACATGTCTCGATATGCGTACATTACGTTTGGTGAGGCAGATTTAACTACTATGCGGAACAACATTGCAACGAACTCTAATAATGGGTTTTATTTGCAAACGTCCGGTGGTGCTGCTACAAACTACACTGAATTAAATAACATTGCGTATAATTGTGCGCTGCCATTTTCTTCCGGAGATGTTCCCAATACATCCCTCCCTGGAGCAAGAACTCCAGATGGTTCCAATGTAACCAGCAATCCACAGCTTGTATCTAATGGAGTACCTATTACTGGTTCTGCTGCATTGACTGGGGGCGCCGCACTTGGATGGCGTAGGGATGTGGACGGTATCTTAGGTAAAAACTATCGGGGTGCGTACAGTACACCTAGCGTAGCTACAGAGCGAGGTGTCAGATAATGGAAGCAACTCTTTTAAAAGGTGCTTTGTTCTTTATAAATCTTCTTCTTGCAGGAGTATTGTGGTTTATGAAACAAGAGTACCAGGATTTAAAATTACAGCTACGTGAACATAGTGACGATTTAAAAAAGGTTAAAGAGGACTACTTTAAAAAGACTGACTTCCTTGAATTTAAGTCTGATCTTTGGAGCCGCCTAGACCGTCTAGAATCTAGCTGGAATGAGAAAATCAATGGGATACGCAAACTCTAGTTTTTATAAGTCAGGACGCGAGAATCTTGTATGAGCACATCATATTACAAAGTGGGCTCATACAATGCCATATGCGATGTATGTGGCTTCCGGTTTAAATCCGACGAACTTAAAAAACGTTGGGATAGCCTTATGGTTTGCTCTGAGGATTGGGAACCTGACCATCCGCAGAAATTTCTTCGTGTGCATGAGGATAAAAGTAGCACACCTTGGGTCCGTGATGAACCCGCTGACCAATTCACTACAATTTGCTATATTTATGCTTCTGCCGCCTATGCTGGTCTTGGAGAAGCCGGCTGTATGCGCGCTGGGTTGGCTTCTCCTTCCTATACGTTTCTTGTTGATTTAAAGGGGTCTTAATGGCTGATACCACATTTATAAACGGAACGGTTGTCCAGCCATCTTGGCTAAATGAAATTAATGATAGAGTATACGGGGATGTGTTCAATGTTATGAACGCTCCTTATGGGGCTGTGGGCGATGGTGTAACGGACGACCAACCTGCTATTACCGCAGCCATTACAGCAGCTATTGCCAGTGGCAGACCAGCAACGGTTTATTTTCCTACTCGCACATATAAGTGTAATGCAATTTTAGGCACATTTACTGGCTCTAATATTACCCTGGATTTTAACGGATCGACACTGGATTTTAGTAGTATTGCGTTAGCTACGACTAGCACCCTATTATTTTTTACAGGTTCATATAGCACCGGGGTAAATTTAACATCAAACGCAGCAGAAAATCAATCCACTGTTAACTGTGTGTCTACAGGATTTGCCGTAGGGGATTTGGTTCGTATTTATTCTAATGAAGTGTTTGATCCTACAAGAACAGCAACACGTATTGGAGAAATTAACTATATTGAGACAATTCCTGGGGGCACTAGTGTAACAACTACAACTCCGTTGCAAATGACGTATAACACAGCGGATTCAGCAAAGATTGAAAAACTGACTCCAATTACCAATGTTGTCATTAAAAACGGGACATTTATTGGTCCAGCGGGTAACGATGAAATTCGGGGGTGGAGATTTAGAGTTGCAGTAAATTGCCGTGCAGAAGGTATGCGGTCGTATGATATTGACTATCTGCATGCTCAACTTACCGATTGCATTCATTGTACCGTAAGTAACTGCTATTTTGAAGAGTCTAATAATGCCGCAACAGCTTACGGGGTATCATTTGCTGATGCTTCGCAAGATTGTCTCGCATATGGAAACCACTTTGTAAATGTCCGACACTCTCTTTCTACCAATAACAACGTCAGCAGTAGCTGGGGCATTACACGTAGAATTAGATTTGAACTCAATTCTGTGAGGGATTCAGCTAAGGCGACGGGTGGAACGGGTGGCGACGCCATTGATACTCACGCGGGCGCAGAAGATATTTCTATCATCAATAACACTGTCCAATCATCCAGTGGTATTGGTATTAACGTCGAAGCACGAAGTGCGGTAGTCTCTGGAAACTGGGTTAAACACTCTACGTCAGTGGGTATTTACTTTTACCCACACAGCACGCGAGTGCCAAACGTCTCTATTACGAATAATAGGTGTGAGGCTATTGGAGATGGTACAGGACTTGATCCCGGTATTTTAGTCGCTGTGGGCGACGTTGCCCCAAGTCGGGTTACTATTGTTGGTAACTTTGTTGAATCGTCAACAAGCGAGGGTATTCGTGTAACCGGCACTAGTGGCAGTACTTTGCGGTATTTGACTTTAACAGGTAACACTATTCGGACTTCATCTACAGGACAAGCTTTATATGTCCGGCAAGCAGATCGAGCGGTAATTAGTGGAAATACTATTCTTGGTACTGCTGCAAATACAGGCGTTCTACTGGAGGATGTTAACTTTCTTTCAATGGGCTCCAATGTAGTTGAAATTCAAGGCACTGATACAAATGGTTATCTGGTTCGGTTGACAGGTACAGGCACCAGAAACGGCATTGTGGGAAACACTCTGTATAACAACGGAACGTTTACAAACAGCTATGGTGTTCACTTTGCAGATACTATTACGGCATCTGCTGTACACTGCAATACTTTTCCTGGAGTTACTACTGACGTAACACTTGGAGCAGGTGCTGGTAACGTACAATCTAACAACGCATAATTATGGCAACTTCTGGCAGCACGTCTTTTGAACTGACTCGGGATCAGATTATTACTCGCGCATACGCGAAGATTGGTCTGCCGGGTGAAGGTAATACCCTGTCCACAACCCAGATTTCCGATGGGGCAGAATGTCTGAACACTGTCATTGCTTTGGCAGTGACCGATGGAATGCCCCTTTGGAAGCGTTTAACGGCCACTGTAACGCCCTCTACGACCTCTCAAGCATACACCCTAGCCAACTCTGTTAAAGTGGCTCAGGTGGTCCTTAGAGACGTTTCTAGTGGGGTACAATATGACTTACAAAACAAGTCACTTTATGACTTTAATAACCTTCCTGCTCTCAGTGTTGGGGTTCCTGTTCACTATCGCTATGCTCCTGCTTTAGAAGGTGGTGTAGTTTACATTTGGCCTCCAACCAGTGATGCGTCAACCGTAACCAATAAGCGTATTGATATTATCTATCAGAAAGAGTTTGATGGATTTACGGCCAGTGGAGAGACTCCGGACTTTCCGGCATATTGGACTGCTGCGTTAATTTATCGTACTGCGGTTATGCTGGCTCCTGAAAACGGTGTTCCTTTGCAAGATAGACAAGCTCTGCAACAAGAGGCTTCGTTATATTGGAAAACTGCTAGTGACTACGGCGATGAAGACGGTAGTTTTTATATGCAACCTGATAGGATGCGCTGGTAATGGCATTCACAAATAGTCCTGAAAATAATACGTATAAAACTATTCCTGTCAAGATTGACGGGACGCCTTTATATCGTTCAGGAGAT